GGGCATGTCGAGGGCATGTCGAGGGCATGTCGAGGGCATGTCGAGGGCATGTCGAGGGCATCCTTTACGGGGTCCGAAAAATGACCTTTCAGGTTCTACAGAGATGAAACAACAAAGGGGGACCAACCGCGGTGGACCACTTTCTCGGACCGGTTCGGGGGTCTTGCGGATTGGCACAAAATGCCCTCAGCGAGGGCATGTCGAGGGCATCTCAGTGATTTTTTCTATAAATGATATATATAGTTCATACTATCTTCCTATATACGATGGTCGAGTATTGTTGTGAGCTATGTGATTATAAGACCAAGTACAGAAATCACTATGATGACCATCTCAGAACCAAACGGCATTTGATGATGGTTCGGAATCAATCATCTAATACTGGTACACAGGCCGTTGGAGAACCGACCGAACAATATAGATGTCCTCATTGTCCTAAGAAGTATTCCAGTAAGACTTGTTTACAACGTCATATGAGAAAGAATCATCCCGGCATCGCTGTACCAAGTGCGATGGACCCCTCATTGAATTTGGTACTCTCACAGCAGATTGCCCACCAAACAGAACTTCTTGAGAATGTAAACACCCAACTACAGACCATGGTGACCACCGCCCCTGTCACCATCAACAATACTACCAACAACACCAACAACAACAACAACACTCTCAATTTGGTATGTATGAATGACCGGTTCGGTGACGCCATGAACTCCACCGACTTCATCGAGTCCCTCGAGTTCAACCGCCGTGATTTCGAGGTCATCGACAAGTGCCGGTTTTACGTCCAGGGTGCCCATATGGTCCTGGAAAGTAAAATGGAGGGTATCCCCAAAGAGCGCCGCCCCATTCGGACCCAAGAGGTCGCCGGATACGATGACGGTGAAGATGATGAAAAAGTCCCCGAAGACAACAGTATCGTCCCCTACGACACGGACTACCAGCATAAGAACCCCACCCCCATCTACATCCGAGACCGCGGTAAGTGGACCGCCGAGTGCCCTGCCATCGTGGAATACCATCTCCGGAACAACGGTTGTTCGAAGCCCCAGAATATACCCCGAGTCATGTTTTTCCTGATGCAGTATGGGAACAAAATATATGATACCTACCAAAAGATGAAGCCCAAGGACGAAAGTCTCAAACGTATTGACGACAAAATGATGCAATCCGGCCGTAGTCAGACCCATATTGAACTCCTTTACAAGATCCGGCAATCTAAGAGTTATACCGTAGACTCCCCGGAGTCATCGGATATCTCCGGGGTGATTCCCGTGGTCATGTTCTAGGTCCGCCACCCCGGGACAATATCCATACATAATGTATAGTACCTACCCCCCTATACGTTATGTTCTTTACCAAGATATCCAAGATGTCCAAGAACCCCCTCCGGGGGTTGAATATGGGAATAGAGTTCGCCGTCGCCGTAACCTATGTCGTCCTCTGGGCCCTCTTGGTCTTCTATGTTGTCTTGGTCGGCATCTATCTCGTATCCAGCTTCGAGGGTTTCTCGGTGACCCCCACCACCTCGGCCCCCGAAGCCACCACACCCCCCGCCCCCGGCTCCTTTGCCGATGTCATCAAAGACCACTACCAACCTCTCCAAGTCACCTGTACCAAGAGTGATTGTGATTATATCCAGGGTCTCATCACGAATGATTTTGTCAACCTGGACCCCTCGGCCAATAACTACTATAACGACGGGAAACGGCAGTGTAATTTCGAGACCTGTGACCGGATTGACCTCTATACTCGTACCATGACCTCCCTGGACGATAAAGGAGCGTACTTCCGTGATCCGAGTGGTGTGGTCTGGAGTTACCAAGGACAACAGATGAAGGGGTGGTGAGGGGGTGGTCAACCGGCCGGCTCCGCCGGCCTCGGGTAGTTCTTATACCCAAGTAATGTATAGGACCGTACACCCCACCCCCATGGCCACCTTGGCCTCACTGTTCACCCAGCTCCCCATCGATCTTATACATCTCATCTTGGGGTACGATGGGCGTATACGGTACCACCACGGTAAATATCTGACCCGCTTGCCGGCGACCGACCCCCGGTACACCGTCTTGGCCACCCTTCCTCGCACGGACGGCTGGGTCTCGGGAGCCAACCCACATAAGTACTATGGGATCGAAGTGGAGTTTGGGGACCTCTCCGAACCCTGGTTCTTGGAACCCCGGATGATGACGATGGATGTGGACCGGGTACGGGGATTCGTGTTCTATTGTTATCGGGGACTCTTGAACGACCCCACCCGGCGGTATGTCCGGTTTGCCGAGACTTTTTATTGATGGGGCCGGCGGAGCCGGCCTCGGGTGCCGGGTCTTGGTTCTTGGTCTTCTTGGTCGTCTTGGTCGAAAATGATACAAACATTGGTTCGTATCATTCCGTAGTGTGTTGCCCCATGAATCTCTTATGCGATGTTTCTATTTTCAATATCCATTCCGTCTTCTTCCTCGACCCCAAGAAGAACATGGTCATCGACGGTAAATTCACCAAGATGGTCTATTCGGATTCCATCGTCTCCCTGAATGGCCTATATCTGTATTGTCCCATCGAATCGGTCCCGACCAAGACCCCCTCGTCAGCCCCCCGGGGAGGTCCGGGAGGGTACCACCAAGCCCGTCACCGGGTAGAGGCCCTCTTTGACGACGACGGGTCCGACCAAGACACGGTATCGGACCCTCGGGGGCGGGGGGGTGGGCCTCGCGGCGGCCCGGGGAGTGACCCCGATGCCTCCATGATTGTGACCAAGAAAGTCCCCTTTGTCTTCTCACTCATGAACCCCACCAATATCTATCTCATCAAAGAGCTCAACCGGATTGAGCACGAGATTATTGAGCACTACAAGGAATATTTCCAGATCAACAAAATGAATGTCTATTCGTTACGGAACCAGCTCAAGAGTGGGAACATCAAGGTGGTACACAAGGTCCCCCAGGGGGACGAGGGTGGGAGTATGGACGACCCCTTCCGGGGGACGGGTCCCCGGCCCATCGTGGTCAAGATTTCCGGGATATGGGAGACGGACCTCAATGTGGGTATCACGTTCAAATTCCAAAAATAACCACGGAGAGGCTGGGGAGAGAGCCACGGAACCGAGAGGTGGGCGCGGAGCGGCTAGGGAGAGACGCTAGGGGGCGGACTTGGGGCGTAGGAGGCCGGCTTCGCCGGCCCGTGGAACCATATAGAACCATGGGTCTATGAACCTACAACCCATATTCCCATACATTCATCTTGGTACTTGGTCTTGGTTCCCATGTCCATCCCCAAGATCCTCCACCAACTCTGGATTGGCCCCGCCCCCCGGCCCGTCACCATGATGGCGTCTTGGAAGGCCAAGCACCCCGATTTCGAGTACATCCTCTGGACCGAAGAGGAGTTCGTGTCTCGCGGCCTCGTGATTCCCCCCGAGACCCAAGCCCAAATCGACCGTATGGAGGAAATCAACGGTAAGGCGGATATTTACCGCTGGGAGATTCTCCATCAGTACGGGGGGGTCTTCGTCGACGCCGACTCCATCTGTGTGGAACCCCTCGACCCCCTCATCTTCTTCCACCCCAAGACGGTGGCCTGGGCCGCCTTTGAGAACGAGACGGAGCGGGGGAAGCTCATCGCCACGGTCGCCATGGGGTTCGTCCCCGGTCACCCCCTCTGTGCCGATATCCTGTCTTGGATACGGACGTCCCCCGAGGCCACGGACATGATTCCCCAGTTCAAGGCCTGGTACAGTGTCGGTCCCGGGGTCATCACCCGGTTCTTGGAGACGGGGCGCTACCCCGATTTTACCGTGTTCCCCAGCCATTTTTTCCTCCCCTTTCATTTCACGGGGGCGGTCTACGACGGGCACAAGCGGGTCTATGCCTACCAAGAATGGGGGACGACCAAGAACAACTATGCGGACATCACGGCCTTGGAACTCCCCGAGGCTCTCCGGGACCCCCCGGCCGACCAGTGGGTCTCGATCCTGATTCCGGCGTACAATACTCCCCGCCAGTACGTCCGCGAATGCCTGGAGTCCATCCGGAGTCAGCGGGGGAGCAGGCTGGGGTTCGAGGTGGTCTGGGTCGACGACGGGAGCGAGCCCGCGGTCGCCGAGTACATGCAAGAGGAGCTACGCCGGTTCCGCCGCACCTCCCGGTTCGTCAAGGTCCGATATATTCGACATTCCAAGAACCGGGGGGTGGCCGAATCCTTGGCCCGGGGGCTCGAGACATGTAGTCACCCCCTGGTGGCCCGTATGGATGCCGATGACGTGATGGTGGCCCACCGGCTCCTCACCCAGTTTGAGTATATGAGGTCCCACCCGGAGGTCCCCCTGTGCGGGACGGGGATCCGGATGTTCCGGGACGTATCCGGTAGCCGGATTTGGCTCCAAGACCGGGTCTTCCCCCCGGTCGAACGCGAGGCTTTCTTGGAGGCCCCCGTCCCCTGGATCATGAGTCACCCCAGTCTCATGTTACGCCGTGAGGCCATCCTGGCCCTGGGGAATTACCGAGATGTGTATGAGACGTACGGCCTGACGGACCCCGACGGCCGCCGGCCCATCTTGGACGATTTCGACTTGGAATGCCGGGTGCTCAAGGCCCACGGGGAACTCCATAATATCCCCATGGTGTTGATGTATTATCGGATCCACCCCGACCAGGTGACCTACGGGGCGACGACGGAGAACACGGAGACCCACCGGGCCGCCCTGGGGCGAATCTTGGAGGACCTGGGGGCGACGTGAACGACCGGCTGACCCATATCTATAGAGTGTGTATATGGACCCCCCGACCCGACGTATCGAACGGGCCAAGAAACGTCCACGCCATGACATTTATGGGGTGGATTTAGAAGAGAACCGGTGGGGACTGGACCCCCCGGAGGCGACCCCCCTTCCCATGGTGACCGCCCTCGCCGCTCATAATATCCAACCCTACCAGTTGGGGGACAAGCCCGATTATCGGCATGACCACCCGGTGGCCTTGATTCCCCATACCCATATCCGGGACATACAGGTATATGCCGACCTCTCGGACCACGAGATTGAAACGGTGGCGGTGATGGGGGCGGTGGTGGCCCCTCACCGACCCACCCCCTGCTCCTGCCGACTCGGGTACATGGGGTTTTATATACTGGTGGGGACCTTGGTGTTTATAGTGTTGGCGGGTATCATTATTGTGGGGGCGTATTTCGATATCAATACCCGGCACTGACCCTGACCCTAACCCCGGATTCCCTGGACACATTCGTGATACATCCGGTAGAGAATGGTACAGTCGTTATCGGGGTCCAACCGGGTCATACATTGGTGGAATTGGTCCAGGGCATCGGTACAGGGGGTGGGAAGTGTCCGGGTGGGCGCCGAGGCCGGTCCCGAGGCCACCTCCGAGGCCGACCCCAAGACCGCCCCCACGGCCCGGTGACCGAGGGACGACCCCACTCCGAGGGCGACTCCCTCCGCCATGGTCTGGAGAAACCCGGCCGACGTGGGGGGTGGTGGCACGGGGGCCCGGGCCGGTGCGGGAGCGGGAGGCGGTGGCGAGCGCCGGCGTGACGATGACGAGGAGGTGGTATGGGCGGTGAACATGATGTTGGATGCGAGGTTGGATGCGAGGTGGGACATGAGCTGGGGTATATGTTATTATATACAATATCATATATCTATTTCTATTTGGGTATTTCTATTTGGGGAGGGGGGACCGGGGACCACCATGTGTATTGTATTATGTATCGGCTACCTGTTGGGAACGAGGCCCCTGGGGCCGGCGGAGCCGGCCCTCTCTAAAACGCCACCATGTTCATCCGGCTCCGCCGGACCGACGAGTACCCCACCCGGTAAGGCTGGTTCCCCTTGGAGATATCATACACCGCATCGTACCGGGGTTGGTGCTCAAATCCCGTCCCGTATTGGAAGACATCCACGAAATCCGTCCCGGGAACGGGCTGGGCCACCAGATTCTGTATCGTGTTGATACCCTCGGGCACCTTACGCACATAGCGGTCAAACTCGACCCGGTTGATGACCCGGGTCACCCCGTTTTGACCCTGGTGGATATGGGCCGTATCCCCCACCGGGTAAAACATCGCCCGGTCAATGTTCAGGTTGGCGGCGACCACCCGTTGGTACATGAAATTGTCCTCGTAGCCCCAGGTCCAGTAGTTGGGGAAGCCATTGAGAGCCTCGAAATCCCCCGCCGTGATGGAGAAAATCCCTCCCAGGGCCTGAGGGACCCCGAAGAAATGCTTGACGACCCCGGGGGTGGTGGTATAGTCGGGGATGACAGTGGTATCGACCGGGAGGGTATCGACATCGTTGAACACCAGGGTGATGTTACGGTAGGTATCGGGGTAGCGGCTCTTGACGGTGAGAAAGCCAATGTTCTTCATGGCCCCGCGGTTGAACGACCGCCCGTCACGTTGGTGCACATAGATGATTTGATAATAATCCGGGGGGATGTTGGCCAGGATTTGGGTCTTCATGTGTTGTTCAAAGACCTGGCGTTGGGCCTCACGGTCCCGGAAAGGGACGATGAACACGAGGGCGGGGGTTGAGGGCGGGGTGACGGGGGGTTCAGGGGTGGGTTCCGGAGCTGGGGGGTGGGGAGTCGGCTCAGGGATGACGTCGACGGGGGGCTCAGACTCGGGAGCGGGCTCAGACTCGGGAGCGGGCTCCGGGGTCTCAAACGTCGGCTCTGGAGTATCGGACGTAGGTTCAGGGGTGGGAGCCTCGTCGGGGGTCGTCTCGGATGCGACGGGGGGTGGGACTTCTTCCACGGGTTCGGACGGAAAATCCGGAAGCGGAGTGGGGGTGGACTCCTCCGCCACCGGCTCGGGGGCAGATTCCTCGACCACAGGTTCCAATACCTCCACTGGGGCAGATTCTTCTATCGGGGCCTCCTCCACGGGCTCGTGGCTAGCCTCCTCCACGGGGGCCTCCTTCACAGGCTCGGGGGCAGATTCCTCGACCACAGGTTCCAATACCTCCACTGGGGCAGATTCTTCTATCGGGGCCTCCTCCACAGGCTCGGGAGCAGATTCCTCGACCACCTCGGGTGCAGATTCCTCCACGGGTGCCTCTTCGACCACCTCAGGTGCAGATTCCTCCACAAGCTCGGGAGCCGGGGCCTCCTCCACGGGTTCCGATACCTCCACTGGGGCAGATTCTTCTATCGGAGTCTCCTCCACAGGGACCTCCTCCACCACCTCAGGTGCAGATTCTTCTATCGGGACCTCCTCCACCACCTCAGGTGCAGATTCTTCTATCGGGACCTCCTCCACCACCTCAGGTGCAGATTCTTCTATCGGGACCTCCTCCACCACCTCAGGTGCAGATTCTTCTATCGAGACCTCCTCCACCACCTCGGGGCTAGCCTCCTCGGGGGCAGATTCCTCTTCCACCACCTCGGGAGCAGACTCTTCCACGGGGGCCTCTTCGACCACCTCGGGACTAGCCTCCTCGGGCGCAGATTCCTCTTCCACCACCTCGGGCACAGATTCTTCTATCGGGGCCTCTTCGACCACCTCGGGACTAGCCTCCTCGGGGGCAGATTCCTCTTCCACCACCTCGGGCGCAGATTCCTCCATAGGGGTCTCTTCGACCACCTCGGTTTCCGATACCTCTATCGGAGTCTCTTCCACCACCTCGGGACTCGCTTCCTCCATAGGGTCCTCTTCCACCACCTCCACAGGGGTCTCTTCCACTACCTCGGGTGCAGATTCCTCCACGGGGGCCTCCTCCACCACCTCGGGGCTAGCCTCTTCGACCACCTCGGGGCTAGCCTCTTCGACCACCTCGGGTTCCGATACCTCTATCGGAGTCTCCTCCACCGGCTCGGGTTCCGATACCTCCATAGGGGTCTCTTCCACCACCTCGGCCACCCGGGCCTCCTCTTCCACCGGCTCGGGAGGAAGCTCGGTCACCGAGACGGGTTCGGTCGGCACCTCCGGTGCCTCCCCGGCTTCTCCTAAAGAAACCGTGATATTTTCCGGTGCATCCGTCGGGTTCCCCATCGGCTCCAACACCGTGTCCACATCAACCACCGTCTCCGTCACCTCCTCAGCCACCGGTTCGTTCGGATCCATTCACACGGGCTTATTCTTTAATTGGTATATGGGGATAAAAAAAATACCGGTTTATAACGACATAGACGGACAGACATGGGTGGGCAGGCCCGGGCTCGACTTAGGTCTCCGTCACCCCCGCATACTTGTCCAAGATACACTGGGGTACCAACTGGTCTCGGATCCCGTCCAACTTTTTATAGCATTTATTGATGGTCACCTCACTCACCCCACAAATCGCCTTAATATCGGACTTACTGATGGTCAATTTACAAATCTGCGCCACAAAATACACAATCCCCGCTGCCGACGATTGGGGGGTATTGTCACATACAATATTGTTGGTCTCCACCTTCTTCGCGATGAACTTGGCCAGGAGAGCGAGCTCATTCGTGATATTGAGTCGGCTACAGTAACGGTCAATGAACGCACTCGGGGTGGTGGTCCCTAGCTCGGTTTTTTGAGCCGGGTCAATGTTCCGTTCAATGTTATGGAGGATATTGACGGCCATCGAGCACCCGTACGTCGTACTCTGCTTGTCCAGTTTGAAGATTTCCGCGATTTCGTGGGCGGTCCGGGGGCAACCGTTGAGTCGGCACGAGATATAGATGGAGGCCGCCTTGATACCGTCCCGGTTCATCCCCCGGAACATTTTTTGTTCGGAAATATCCTTATGGATGATCATGGCGTAGTCAATAAATATCTTGGGGATACCCGCGTTCTGGGCCATGATGGTAATAAACTGGAATTCTTCGTAGAGGGACTTTTCCCGGTGAGGAGTGGACTGCCATTCGGTCCACTTACGAATCTTTTTCATCTCGTAGGACGAGCGGTTGTCACATAGGATTTTACAGCCGAATGACGATTCGACGAGGAGGGGGTTGATGGGGTTCCCACACCGGGTAGGGTCCGCGGTGTTCCGGTCGGTGGGGCCGTAGAACCGCCATTCAGGGGAGTAGTCCAAGATATCCTTATACATGACCCCACAGGTGGTATTGATACAGGTGGGGAAGCCGTCTTCCATAATCATGAGGATATGGTTACAGTTATAGCAGCGGTGGAGAACCGGGGTGGTGGGCTCGGGCTCAGGCTCGGGCTCGGGCTTGGACTCGGTGATGGGGGTGGGAGGCTCGGGCTCAGGGTCACCCGTGTTCAACCGGTCCTTTTCGGTATCAAACAGGTTCCATAGGCGGGTTTTTTCGGCCTGGCTGATGATACGCTTATTTTTCTTGGTCTTACGCCGTTCCCCCGAGGGAGGCTCGGGGTCGAAATCGACGTCGTGGTCGGGGGTCGCCTCCGTGGCGTTTTCTGACACCACCGGGGGGGAGGGGTATCCTTGGCTCGGACCGACGGGCTCGTCGTTCATACACCAGCTAAAGAAGGAAAGACAGTACAATGGACGCGTACCGGGATACCCCCTACCCGGTCAACACAATCAATTTTCGCCATATACTATATACGAACGTGGAGGACCCCCATACCCCCATACCCCCTATACATATACCTATATCCACCTTATATCGATTATCCATCACCCATGGCTTTTGTATTACCAGGACTCGCGGCCCGAGCGGCCGGGGCGGCGGTCAAGGGGGTCGGAAAAGTGGGGTCCACGGTGGCCCACGAAGCCTTCCGAGGTGCCGAAACTCTAGCCAAAGAAGGGCTCGCTCATGCCGGGACGTTGGCCAAGGATGCTTTGGCGGCCAAGGGGGTGGCCTCGATGGCGACCCTGGGGGCCAACGCTGCCGAACACCTCCGGGAGGGGACCCATCCCTCTGAACACGGGGAGGTGGGCCTCGTGCCGGCACCGCCCCCCACCGCGGCCGTGACCACCACCACGGGTCCGGGGCCCGAAGAGTCCGTCATCAGTGGCGGGGCCATTGAGGATATGGTGAATAAAATGTACCCCGAACTGAAGCGGTGTATGTGTGAATCGTTGGCCAAGATGTTTGTCGACGGGTCACCCGAGCTCACCCATACGGTCATCGAGACTCTGGAAAACACTTTACGGACCGACCCGGATTTACGGGCGTACATCCAACAGCGGGTGCGGGTCATTGCCAACAGTATCTTGGAGGAGCAGGAGACCCGGGACATCATTGTCCAGAGTTTGACGAGTGAGTGTGACTATGATTCAGATGAGGAGCCGGCACCGGCGATGGAGCCCCCTCCTCCGGCCTGGGTGAACCGGATGGGGCTAGCCCCGGCCCCTGCCCTGGTCCCGTACCCTGGTCAGGCCCCCGCTCCGTACCCTGGTCAGGCCCCCGCCCCGTACCCGGGCCGAGAGATGCCTCTCGCGGGGGGGCGCCGCCGCCGCCGTAAACCACGTACCCTCAAGGCCGGCTCGCGTCGGCAGGCGAGAAAAAGCGTCAAAATCGTCAGAAGCAAATGAACCGATAGGATAGGATATAATATCGTATCGTATCGTATCGGTCGTCAGACCCATTGAGAGGTCCATATGTCATCATCGTATTCTAATACTACGTACCCTCCGGTCAGGCGACGGAGTGGGGGGACGAACCCCGAGCTGGACCGGGCTCTCCAAGAACTACTATTGAATTCTTTAGGTATAACCCCCACCCCCACCACCACGACCACCACCCCATCGATGACGTCATCGGCCACCACCTCGTCTTTTTATTGGCCACCGGGGTTGGGGACGGAACGGGGTCGGCCACGGTCGGGCTCGGCCTCGGATATGCATCCTCTTTCCCAGCGCCTGGCCGAGATGATTATGGAGGCGTTTATTGACTCGGATTCAGGGTCGGGGTCGGGGTCTTCCACCACCCGACCTATGGGGATGGGGATGGGGATGGGGGGGAGGCCCGCCCCCCCGGTAGCGGCACCGGCCACTCCGGGGATGGGGACAGAATGGACCAACCGTCCCCCCTTACGTTCGGAATACCACGAGATGATGCAGCTCTACCACCAAAACATGATGGAATGTAACTATACCACTCAAATGATTATTGACGGCTTGGTCGCCTCCCGTACCCGGTCCCGTAACGGGATTCAGGAGATTTACAACACGGGAGGGGCCTATTTCGCCACCATGCGGGACTACCACCGGACGATGGAAGATTCCCTCCGGCTTTACAGTGATTTCTATTTCGGATTCAACAGCTACGACGACCGTAATTATACGACCCCCCCACGGGGGCAGACCACCGGGGCGGTGCCGACAGCGGGGCGGACCACCACCACCGGGGCGGGTACGGGAACCGGTACCCGAGCGGCGACGGCGGGGGCGACCTCCCCCCTCCCCGTTGTCACCCGTCCCCACCGGTTTGTACGTTATACGGTGTTCCCCTATGTGACCCCCACGGTGGAACCCAACGAGCAGCCCTTGACCGAAATCCAAATCCAGGAGGTCACCCAAGAGTATGTATGGTCCGGTACGAACGAGGTGGGGGGTGGGGTCGGGGGTGGGGTCGGGGGGGTGGCGGATATCTCGGGGGCGGCCATGGCCACGGTGTGCCCCATCACCCTGGATGCTTTTCAACCCGGTGAACACATCTCACGGATTCTCCACTGTGGACACGAGTTCAAATCCAGTTCGTTACGGCGGTGGTTTCAGCGGAGCTCGCAGTGCCCTCTCTGTCGGTGTAATGTCTTGTCCCCGGGGGTCGCCCCCCGGCGGTCCCGGGCCCCTACTATGGGGGAGGTGGTGGATATCTCGGGGGTGGTGACGGTGACGGACCTCTCGGGGAACACGATGACCCTGGTGGTTCCGACCCCGGCCCCCGTCCCGGCCCCCGTCCCGGCCCCCGTCCCGGCCCCCGTCCCGGTGGTAGGACCGGATTCCCCGCCGAACCAAGACGATATTGATATCGTGGACCGGTTACATCCCTTGGTGGAAGCCTTTGCTCGCCAATTGGACCTCCAGGCGGCCCTGCCGAGTAATATCTATCATGACCACGACCACCAGACCTTTCACGACATGCTGATGAATTCGGCCGAGCCCCCTCCTCGGGTCACCCATCCCGATGAGAATTACCCTAGATTACAGGGGAACTTGGAGGGGGACAACAGTATCCCGGACCTGGAACCCATCCTCCGGGCCCTTCTCCAAGACCACGGGAGTGGACCCATCGAATCCATCGATATCACCTATACCGTGGATTATGATGTCTCGGGGAACGGCTAGCCGGCTCTCGGGCACACACACACATACGGATACCCATACTGATATCTATTATACATGAAATAGATATCAGAGAGAGAACTGGGAGAGACTCGTCCCTCAGGCTTGGACCGGAATCTTGGCGACCTGGCTCCGGTTGGTGGGGCACTGGATTTCAATCTGTTCAAATTCGAAACAGGTGTCGGTGCCGTCTTTGTACTGGATTTTCGCCAAGTTTTCGGGGGTGGGATACACATAGATTTTACGGGTCTCCCCTTCGTTCAACATATAGACGGCCACCAACCCCAAGAGGAGGCTCGCCAAGAACACCGGTAAATGGAGGAATTTCAACACATACATGGTATCGGGTATCGGGTAGGGGGATGGGGGTTCGTCCTATACTCTATCTGGAGAGCACACCGTGTGTCCCGAGGTGGGGTTCCGAGGTCTGGGTCCGGGTCTTATCTCTTCCCCTTCTTCTTCTTGGGGGCAGCACCGGTGGCGATTCCCTCGTTGGACTCGAGGTCCAGCCCGTACTGGGCGGAGAGTTCTTGGAGACTCTGGGGAGCCAGGTTGGCCTGCCGTTCCCGTTCCGCGGCCTGGGCGGCGAGGGCGGCGGCCTGGGCCATCTGTCCGGCCTTCTTCTCCATCATCCGCTTCTTCAGACGCTCACGCATACTCAGCTGGCTCGCCATTTGGTTGACGGCGTTCATATCGACCCGGGCCCCCTTGGGGATGGGTACCCCCATGTTCTTAAACATCTCCTTGAACTGGTCCATACCCCCCCCGGCCCCCCCACCCATGTCCTTCATTTTACCTAAAAGTTCGGTGGCCTCTTTCATGAGTTCCTCGTGGGAGACATCCCCACTGTTGATCTTGGTCTTGAGTTTGTCCCCGATGGTCTTGATGAGGCCACTGATCTTGGCGGGGTTCTTCATGAGGAGTTTGAGCACATCTTGGGTCGATTTCACATTGGCGGCGTCTTCCCCCAACAGGCTCGACAGGTCACCCGTGATTTCTTCGGCGAGCTCCTTCGCTAAAGCCCCGATTTTACCGTCAAACAAGCCCTTGAGGTGCTCGTGTAAAGATTTGATATCGGGCATCTGGGGGGGAAGGGGGATATCCATCTTGGGGCCGGCTGCGCCGGCGCCGGCCTCGGTGCCGGCCTCGGTGCCGGCCTCGGTGGAGGCCTCGGTGTCGGGGTCCGTCGTGGCGGCCTGCTGGAAAAAATCCGTCATGTTCTGCATGGTTTCGGAGAGTTTCGCAAACAGGTCCTGTTCATCGATACCATCAAACAGGTTCCCCGTGGGCCCGAACTTGGTCTTGTCTTGGACACTCCCCAAGATTGTGAACAGGAGGAGTTGAAGATAATTCCACATGATATTCCGGGTGGCATCACTGACCCCCTCACAATTATACAAGGCCTTGAACTCCACCCCCGGGAGGAACTGGGTGGGGGTGGGGTTCTCCGGGGTGAAGATATCGGTGTTTTTGTACAGGATATCGAAGAACCGCTCGGGGAAGACGGTGAGACAGTACTCGAACAAGGTTTGGATTTCTTGGGTATGGGCCTCGGGAGTGAGCCCGGCCAGCGTGTCCTTTTGCCAGCGGGCCCAGGTGGAGGCGTACTCGGGGAACGTGAGCGAGAGGTCCGCACACATATCGGTGACAATTTTGACGAAATTCTCGGGGGGGACCGGGACCGGGCCGGCGGAGCCGGCCGTCGCCGCCCGTTTGGCCTTCTTTTGATTCTTACTGGGCATGATGGTGGGGGATGGAACGGAGATATATATGGTGTTTAAATACAGCTATTTCTATATCCTATACATTCATTGTGAACAGGGGGTTTCAACCGAGCCTTGGGGGTGCGGGACCGTAAAAAAAGGGTGAGGGTGAGGGTGAGGGTGAGGGTGAGAGAGGCTAGGGTGAGAGAGGCTAGGGTGAGAGCCAGGAAGCCGAGAGGGTGGCACGGAGAGGCTAGGGAGAGGCTAGGGGGACTCGGGCTCGGCGCCCACCTCTCGGGTGAGACCTCGGGAGGAGAGGCTGGTGGCGATTAGGATTTTTTATGGTTTTGTATGGGTTGTGTATGGGGTAGGTGGTGTTCGGGTTCATGGTTCAGCGCTGGAAGTCCCAACACTCGTACGCCAGGCTCGGGTCGTCATCCACATGGTCATCGTCACTCGAGTATTCGTCACTCCGGTCCACGTCCTCGTCTTGGTCGTCCAGGGGGTGGTCCGGTCCTCTCAGGGTGATATCCACTTCGTCGTCCTCGGACAGGTACCGAAACACCGTACTGAGTTCCTCACTGTCGTCGAGGAGGTGTGACTCATCGTAGTGAATGACCCGAGGGATGGTATGGGTATGGGACCGGGGGTTCTCCACCAGGTCATCGAGATTCAACGGATGGAAATCGAGGCTATCGTCGAGGGGGGTGTCCGTGTCCATATCCATATCCATCTCTTGGGTGAGGGCCCGGGAGCGGTAGAGGGTGAGGTCCGAGTCCGAGGATTGGTCCAAGTCTTGGTCCGGGGCCTCCTCCAGGGTGGGGTGGTCCCAGCCCACCGCCATATCCGCCTCCAGCCCTTGGGTGAACGTCTCGGCCAGGTCCTCGGACATCCCCTGGGTCATGTCCTGGGTGTATTGCTCATACAAATCCCGAATGGTTTGCTGGGTCATACGTGGAAACGGGAAACGTGTCGGGGTCCGGGTGGGGGTCCGGGAAGGGGTGGCCGGGGTCACCGGGGAGTGGTCCCACCCTTGGACCTGGGTCATGACATCCAATAGGTCCGCACTCATACTCTGAGTCTGGGTATGGTTCATGTACCGAGGAGAGTGGCGATGGTCGGCCTCCGGCTCCGGGAGGTCATCGTACCGGTCCGTCATCACCGACCCGATTGTCGCACTCCCCGGGGTATAGATATGCTGCCGTCCCTGGGTGGTCTGGCGAGCCGCCGTGTACATGAAGCCCCTGGGGGTCCCCACCGTCCGCCGGGTCACCGTCAAATCATCCAACAGCGTCTGGACAAACTCTTGGTCCTGGGGCTCACCCGCAAAGTACTCCGTCTGGTACCGGGTCAATAGGGTGGCCGTCTGGTCGAGGCGTTCCAATACCTCCTCCAGGGGTACCGGGGGGCGATTGGTCTGCCGCACCATGGGGAGGGGGTCGGGTATCCGCCGACCCCGGTGGCCCGGGACAGGGGTCGCCGGGGGAGACACCGGCTTCGGACGGGTGTGTTCGACCTCCTCGTATTGACGGGCCATGTACATGGCCTCTTGGGTGAGTTGGCGTAACAAGTACTTGGTCAAATCGTCACGGAGGGTCTCCTCGACCTCCCCCTCCTCGGTCGCCATGGTCTGGAGAGGGGGGAGCGGTTGGGCCACGTCGAACGGGGTGAACACATTGTTGGTATAGTACAGGGTCGCACAGGTCCGGTCCGGGTGCATCCGGTAGTCTGCCTGGACATGATACACTTTCTCCATCCCCCCGGTGAGCGGGGGGACCATCAGATTCGGACCCCAGGTATTGGTCTTCCAGTCGTAGATGGCCGTCCCCGGGGGCATCGTGATGAGAATGGGCTGGTCATGGTAAGGGTACAGGAGGTTGTACAAGAGTTCACCATAGACGAGGCCCGTATGAGCCAGGGTATCCACCATCCGATACTCACACCGGGGGTCGAGCTCGCCGAGGGTGGTCAGGAGACGACTATCGTGGTCTTCCCCGTAGCCGACGAAGATGTTGGGGTAGGTCGTGTCGATATGGACGGAGAGCTCGAGGGGCGTCCGCTTCCCCGCGGTGGCTTCCCCGTCGGTCAGTTGGATATGGGCCACCCGGAACTCGGGGTGGTCGGCCCGGAAGTGGGCCAGTTTTTCTTTAGCACTCTTGAGGGAGGCTTCGAGGTTGGTATAGCCCCACGGACGGATACGACGAATCTCTTGCTCAAACAGCTCGAGGCTGGCCTGGTTAAGTAGGATGAAATCACCTTGACGGACGAGGGCCGGGGCCGGGGCCGAGTTCGAGGCCGAGGCCGCCTCGGTACCTGTGGGAGGGAGGGGGGTGAGGTGAAACAGGTTGGTCACAGCATGGCTGAACAGGTCGATACACAAGTAGATTTGGAGGTCAGGGTGGCTAGCGATTTTTTCAGACAACACGGTCAAGATGTTTTTGAGGGTATGTCTGATATAGTCCATCTTGGAGTGGTCGTCGGCTTGGGGGGCGTCCATCGAACTCGAATTATCGATATTGAGGAGGATGGCGAGGGGGGCTTGGCTGACATGGACGGGGGGAGCTTGGAGGGTCAGGGTACCAAACTGGGTGGTACGAGAGTGCTCGAACGACGGGGGCTCGAGTTCCACCCGGAGGTGGCTCGGGTGGGTGAGGTCGACCTCGGAGCCCGGGGTGTGGGTATGGGCCGTATGCCACTGGATATATGTATTGAGGGGGGTCGCCGGGAGTGGATGACCCTGGGGAGCCGTCTCCGCCACCTGGGGGTGGACATACGGCTCGTACGGATGGTGGTGAGGGTCTTCGGGGAAGTCCACCACGTACTGGTTGGTCTCGTTACGGTAGATATGGGCGTAGCACGGGTCGTACATGGTATAGGATGGGTGGGTGGTGGTAGTGGTGGACACGTTGAGAGTGGGGTTTTCGATGGGTGGGATGACGTCCGGGGTGTTCGGAGATTTCGTGAATCAATTTTCTGGGGTAGGGGTGGGACGGGGCAGGGACGGGTTGTCTACCGATATAGTAGAAGTATCCTTGGGGGTTTGGTTGGTATACGTCACGTGAATCCGATATCCCATGGCGCGACGTTCACCTGGTTCCATCATTTCAAGTGTCAGTCGGGTGCCATCGAACTTTCAAAACACGAATGCCACCGTGGTCGACGATAGTGATGAGGTCGCGGTCAATCAGGCCCATACCAAGACGATGGTGGAATGGTCCTACGAGAATGAAGAAATCCTGGCCGAATGGGGGGATATTGCCCAATGTTACCGGTGGCTGAACCATCATACCCACGACTATTATTCGTTCTTGAACGCGTGGTTCACGATACCCACCATCACGTTTTCCACCATCAGTGGGACGGCGTCGTTTGCCACGGCCAGTATCCCCCTCCCCGACCAGCCCTACGCCACGATGGCCATCGGTTGTATCAATATTTTGATCGGGATTCTCACCACCATACAACAGTATTTGAAGGTGGCGGAGCTGAAGGAAGCCCACCGGTTGGCCGCGCTGGCCTGGGATAAGTACGCCCGGAGTATTTCCATCGAACTGACCAAGACCCCCCAAGAACGGGTCGATGCGGGGACGTTTTTGAAATTCAGTCGGCGTGAGTTTGACCGCCTAATGGAGAGTACCCAGAGTATCCCCCCACATATTATCCGGAAATTTCGCGACGAGTATGAGGGACGGACCGATGAAGAACGACGGCGGTTTCGGAATATCAAAAAACCGGATATTTGTGATGTCATTGTGAGTATCAATGACAAACGGCGTAAGTGGTTTACCGAGCAGGATTCGATTGATGCGGCTCGCCGGCTCTCGTTACGTAGTGCCAAGATGGACCTGGGAGGGGAAGAGGACGATGCGGATATGAGTGATGGGTCCTATACCGCCCAAGAATACGAGATCAACCGGGCCAATACAGATATGAACCGGACGGTGGGAAGTGAGGTGGGGACCGAGGTGACAAGAGTGACGGGGGCCACCAAGAAGGAGGGGGACAAAGATACGGATATCGAGCAAGCGGAGGGGAGTGCCCCTCCGACGAAATATCCCCCGGTCGTTCGGGATTTCAGTCGAGAGAACCTACTGAAACATGATATCGTACTTCGGGCTGAAGACGAGGAGGAGAAAAAACGGCGGTGGGGGTTCTTACCGACCAACATGACCCCCACCCCCACCCCCACCCCTCCCCGCCGAGCGTCGTCCCGTGAATACCTGGACACGATGAAGAATTTTATACAGCAGCCCATCACCGGGATACGGGATTCCTTTTTGAAATCGGTGTTTCGTCATACACCCAGTGAGGATGGAGAAACTCCGCGTGAGACCCCGATGACGACCCCTCGGATGAACCTTTCCGAGACCCCCCGGATCACACCTCGACCCGAGGTGATGGGGGAGGCTCGTCATTCCTCTCCTAAATCGACCACGAATAAATCTTTACCGGAGAGGGGGGTGGGAACCGGTCGTACTCTCCCTGGTTCACACTCCTCCTCACGCCCCCCGTCGGAAACCAGTGGAAAAGAATCCATACGGCCCGGTGCCCCCGTACAAATCTCGTATCTTCGCCCTGAACAGGTTGGACGCCGGTCGACCCCGACGTTACGGCAATCGTCCCGGTCGGAACGTTCTGACCCCATCCCGAGCCCCAATCCGAGTCCGACCCGTCACCCCACGAGTGACCCTACCAGCCGTCCGGTGACCTTGGTTCCGTTTCAGTCTTTACCTCGGCCTCCCCCGGTTTCGGGGGGTGGCCCCACCTCGGTCATGAAAAAACGGGTGACCCATGAAGAGGACTATATCGTGATGGTGAACGAACCCTTCCCTGCCAAGGCGGTGACGGCCACCCCGGTAATTGTACCCCCGATACAAATACCATCCACCTCCCCTGACGGTAGTCCCCAGAGTTCCATGTCGTACGAATCCTCCACTCCCCGGAATCCTCCCCCGGCCCCCGGCCCCGCCCCGGAGAATATCGTCATCACCCTCTTGGAAGATGGGGCGGAGGATACTCCTAGTATCGAGGAGGAACTCACGGATTAGTGGCGGCCGGGGGCGAAGGGGGTCGGTCGACCGGTTTCTCTCTTAGTTCTGCCCCCGGGGTTAGGGTTCGGCCCTCGGGGTCGGTTTCTTGGCCACCAGGCCCACCGTCAACCATAAGAGGAGGAGCCATCCGAATATGGAGACCATATAGGTTCGCCGGGCCAGGTCCTCCGCCGGGGCCACCCCCAAGACCGTGTCCGCCACCCGTTGGCTCACCCCCATGAATAGGAGGGTCACCACGAACAAAGCCCCTAAAAATACCCACGAAAATGGGGGACTACCCGCGGCCCCTTGCACGATGGCCCCAAACGAGGCCTGGATGAACCCGTAGACCGTATCGACCAGCCGGCCCACCTCGGTGGCGATTTTTCCCAAGAAGCGGGTCATGGTGGCGAGGAGGTCCCGGACCACATCGAGTCGTTCCATCGTGGTGGGATTCGTATCGGACATGGGGTATAAGAGATGGGGTGATGACACCTGAATCGGTATAAAGATTGACGTATACTATATGCCAGTAAAGCTTCAAGCGTGTGTGTACGTGTACGTGTGTGTGTCCTATACCTATCTATTTGATATCCCAATGGTGTACCCTATGACGATGGAACCACGGGTGGAGACCGAGGGGGAGGGGGCTGGCCCGGGGCCGGAGACGGGGGGGTCGGACCCTCTCGGGGGCTACGGGGGGTCGGCCGGGGCCGGGGCCGGGGGGGAGGGTGATTTCCACGATGACCAGTCGTACCGGTCGGACTTGAGTACCCGGCCGCATCCGATGTACGGGGGCTACGCGGGTAAGGCGGCCAGCCTGGGCCAAGCCACCCGCCACCCCTTGGCTTACCTGGGTACCCGGGGGGGTGGGAGTGGGGGGTCCGGTCGGGATATCCGGGGTAACATGGCGGCGATGGAACCGGGACACCACCTGATTTACAAGTGGGTACGTGGGCGCCGGGTACCGGTGGAGATGTACATGACCCGGGTCCAACCGGGGACCTTGATTCGTCATGCCGTCAGTGGTATCCGGGAGAAGAACATGCGGGTGGGGCGCCGGGACGAGTACGCGTACTTCAAGGTGGCGATGGCGACGGGGGAGGTGGGCCAGAACCGGTACGGCAACCTGTTTTATACCTCCCCGGAGGATTTTGAACGCCATTTCCACTGTACGGTGTCGCAGGAGGTCAAGGAGCGGTGGATGGACCGGCAACTCGAGTACCAGAAGCAGGTGATGCGGGAGGCGACCCGGCGGGACATGACGGGGGAGGAGGGGGCCGGCGCCGGCGAGCCGGCCTATGTGACGATTCGTTGAAAAGGGGGAGGGGTCGGACGGGGCCGACCCGACGGTATTCAGGCAAAAATTGAGATGTGCTCCGTCCGATTTACAATATGGTGGTGACGAACGTATTGAATCCATTGACCGCAGCATCGACGTTCAGGTTTCAGCCCCCCTGTGGCAGTGGCATATGATGCTACAGTACCGAGTGTGGTGGATTGTAGTGGGATGATACTGGCTCGTCAAAACCCACGGCCCACCCGTCGTCAAACCATCGATGGAGTGGCCCGGACCCTGTTGTTTGGGGGTGGCGGACGTCGCACCCGGCGCCTTCGACCTCGAGGGCCCATCCTGTAAAAAATTACACACAAACTAGGCCCTAATATCTAATAGCTAACCTACCTATACTTATACCTATTTGGGCGCCGGTTCACGGGGTCGAGGGGCGGCCCGCCGGCGGAACCCCTGGAAGGCTTTGATGGGGTCGCGGCATAGTGGGCATAGCTTCGCGGTCAACGGGTGGAGTTCGGCCATTTTGAACAGGCAGGTACGACCGAGCTCGTGGTTACAGCCCAAGACCACCATCTCATTTTTGGGGTGGTTTTCCAGGCATATCATACACCCCTCCTCACAAGGCCGGTCCAATTCCGAAATTTTCACCACGCGGGCCGGTTTTTCAGTTTTTTTGAACCAGTCCGCCCTTTTTTTATTTTGGATCGCCTGACGATGCTGTTCCCGCTCTTCCGCCGTCATAAGCCGTACCCTCTCTCGTACCAAGCACTGGTAAAACTGCTTGTACGGGGGTTCGTGGATCGCTTCCTCTCGTTCATAGCGGCGGATCATGCGGTCGAGCACCGCCACCCGTTGACGGCGGCGCTCCTCGGCGTCGACGGGGGGTTGGCGGTGGTTGGCGTTGGCGTGGGCGTTTCTCAACATGGTTTGGGTGGTGGTTGGGTGGTGTTTGGGGGGTTGGACGTTGGAGGAAAAGGTGGATCAATTTTTTGGACCCCAGGTTCGAGGGCCCATGGGTCGGGTGCCTGTCGAAAATTGATATAGAATCATGGGCACATGGACTTGTATCCGTATATATAATATCTGTATCAATATCAATATCCTATACCCCATACCCCCATCATGTTGAACCTCTATCTGGTGAATATCCTCTTCATGTTATGGGGTCTCCACTACGGGTTCCGGTACCCGGGGCGGCCGTTGGTCCGAGGGGGGACGGGGTTGACCTGGGAACGTGATTTACCCATCCATATGGTGACCTGTATCGAGGACGCCCCGGTGGCCCTTCCGGGGCGGCGGGGGCCCATGGGGCCGGGACCGGTACCGGGGCCGGGGTCGAACGGGACGGACCTTCGGATATCGAGAAATTCGCGACGGGCCACCTTTTTAGGAGTGGACGATCACCCCCTGACGGAGGAGTGCCGGCTGGCCGAGAACATCCCCGAGGGGCGCTGGCGCGAGATCTTCACCAAGAATCGGTGGCTGGCTTTGTTGGAGAACCCGACGGTGCCCATGGCGACCAAGGTGGCGGTATCGGGCCTGGTACTGGAAGACGCGTCGCCGAACCCTTACACGGTGAACCTGTTGGCCGGGGGGCTGATGGAAGACTGGTAAGGGGGTGGGGGGTGAGGCCTGGGACAAAAATTGAATCGGCCGGGGAGGGACGGTGGGTTCTTATACACACAACATGTATAAGAACACGTATAAGAACGTCGTGGAGGTGAACTCGGGGGATATGGGTCACAGATTTGTACATATATCCGCACTCACATCCGATGTCCATACTGGGGAGGTGGGGATGGGAGAGGACGGGGTCCTGGCTCGTCTCCGAAACTTGCCCAAGGAACTCGGACTCATGGTGCTGGCCTACGAGGGGTCGTGGGTGCGCTGGCGGAACGGGCGGTATGTGCGCCGGCTTGCGCGGGACGACCCTCGGTATGCGGAGGTGGCTCAGGTGGCTCGCCCCGGGTCGTCCGTCTACGGTGCCCGTTTTCATGCGATGGTGTATTTGGACGGCCCGGGGCGCCGGCTCATCGTGAAAAATGGGTGGGTACGCTTGGACGACTGGCATTTACAGATACGCGGTTGGACCGTGGGAACCGAATATGTCCAATATGTATATATGGGATTGGGGGAGCGGTTTCATGCGGGGGACGATACGTGGATGTATTTGAATGGATGAGGCCTTAGAACCGAGGTTGGGTTAGGGTTTAGGTAAAAGGATCGAGAGATTATTTTATCCGGCTATTTTATCAGGTAGTCGTGTTTAGGATGCCCCAGAACAAAAAGAAAAAACATAACCAAGTATCGGAGAACATCTACTGTAACAGTGAAGAATACAACGGTATCTTTGACTCCGGGATATGGTTTTCCGAGTTACAATGAATGAAACCGCCTATCGATGCTTTTCTGAACAACGAACTAGCCTTTTTAAGTCATTTTCTTAAAATAGGCATGGGGTCTACAAATAGTTCTTATACACAAGATGGGGAAATCGACCGACGTGATTTGAAAGTATCGGTAAAGCTACCCAAAAAGAGTAAGAACCCACTTCAGCTATTATCAGTGGATTATACCTATGTATTCGATTTATATATGCCGAGTGCCACCTATTTACGTGGTGTTGAATATCAGATTCATTCCAAATGGTGTAAATGTACTGCATTTTCGAGCAACCAAATATACACATTCGAAGTAATAGCACCGATATCTTTGTTTCATTTTTCGTTCCATGCTCCCAATGCAGCGAAACCTCCCGAAGAAAAAAGGGTGGGAGCGTTTCATGTACGAGTAGATATTATCGACCCACAGTTATTTCGGGCATTCATACCTCATCCGGTTGGTGCGAGTACGGCTTACTACCATTTTCACGATCTGGATTCCAGTATGAATGGGTACTATACCAACCGCCACCCGGACCCACCGGTCCATGAACTGGGTAACTACTTGAGTCAACCGATGAATCATGAACATAAAAAGCAGATGAGGCAGGTAGACGAACATAACCTGGTATCGTTGGTGGTCGCCCCCATTTATGACATGTTGGTAGACCAAATGCTGAACCCGTTGATACAACGTCGGTTACCAGCCGGCACAGTGATACCAGTTCCGAGTCCTTATAATCCTACCCAACCGGTGAAATCTTGTACAGATATGAAAGCGAACCCCGACCCAAAACCACCATATTTTGGGGGTAAGAAAAATTCCCGAAGGATATTACAATCACGTCGAGCATTGAGAGCTATTTTACGAAAAACCAGGAAGAACCGTAGTATATTAATATCAATGGGTTAGTTCCTCTCCGACGAATAGGGTCCCATCATTTTGAACATCCATACGTAGAAGATTCATGAATCTCTTTGTTACAAACAGACTCTCGTCTTCGGTGAGGTTGGACAATCCTTTCTTGAGAATACGGTGAACCTTGGGATTCTTATAGAAAATGTTTTGGTACATCATCGCCATGGCCTGTTCGTCGTCCTCGAGATACGTCATATAATATTGATAATCTGACCATTTCATGGTACGGGCGAGTTCGTTGGCCCGGAGAATCATCTGGGGATCGATCACGTCCTTGTATTGGCGGTCGGTTCGGATAGTATGGGTGATGACGTCGATATCTGTACTAAAGTACGTCTTGAACTTTTCTGCGATTGCAATTTCTTTATCGGTCATGGGAGCAGGGATACCGCTATTCACAGGATAAGGTTTCTTGAAGTCGTCGGGGGAATCGGCGGTGGACGTGGACATCTTGGAACGGTGGACAATACAATGTATAGTATGGGAGCACATTATATTGTCTGGTGGGTGGGTTTCAATCAATTTTTCGACGGGATGTCCTCGCTCCGCTCGGCCAACCCGTCGAAAAATTACGTTCTACCTCTATTTTTCTATGGGGGTCCTCGCTCTGCTCGGCCCCGGGGGTGGGTTAGGGTTTCGGGGGTTAGGGTTAGATCGCCATCGAGAACCGTTCTCCCGGGGGGTTGGCGTACAACCCCAGCGCCCGGTTAAAAAATTGGTCCACGGCCTTGGGGTCGGCCCCTGAGACGGCGTCGTCCGGGGGGTAGTTCGTGTTCCCTTGGCGGTACAGGAGCACCGTGGGGACCCCGTTGAGCATTTTTTTGTTCTTGAGGAACGCATACACCTCGAGGCTCTCGTCGATATCCACCTCGACGATCTGGGCGTGGTCGGGCAGGCGTTCGAACCAAGACTCGATATGGGGCCGGATTTTTTGGCAGGGGGCACACCATTCGGCACCGAACTTGATGAAGAGGAGACCGGGGTTGGTTTCCAGGAGGGTCTTGAAGTCGGCGAGGGAGGCGATACCTTCAATGGGTTCAAGGGTGGGGGCCATGGATGGTGGGTGGGGGGGGGCGACGTGGATAGGAGTTCTTATGGGGATGGCTTTATATGGATATCAAAGGGGGGGTCGGGGCCGGAGGGTATTCCGCTACGGTAAGTCTTCTCCGTGAAATAGACCCTCACGCGAAGCATTATTCGATAAACGAGAAAGCAACCAATTACTGAGAGTAATATAGTCAGTATCCTTGAACAAACTACGGTCCTTTTTCAGGAGACCATGGATCTTGGTGTCTTTGTAAAAGATATTACAGTACATGATGACCATGTCGCTACCATTATTCTCGAGATCGACCACGTAATACCAAAACTCGTGCCATTTCATGGTATGGGCTTGTTCGTTGACACGGCGAATGACGTGGGGGTCGATTTTGTCTCGGTATTGGCGGTCGGCTTGGATGGTACGGGTAATAAGAACGAGGTCTCTGGTGAAAAGGGCGTGGAACCGTTCATCACTGGCTATTTCTTCAGGGGTCTTGGTAGACATATTCAGATTGCGGGTGGGGCATGAACTGGGGGTAAGTAATCAATTTTATTGGAGGGTGACATGTTATTTTATCTGACTATCTTATAGGGAAGACATATTTAGGATGGCCAGGTCCAGGAAAAAAAAGAATAACCAAGTCTCCGAGAACATCTACTGTAACAGTGAAGAATACAATATCATTTTTGACTCGGTGATATGGCATTCGGAATTACATCAGATTGAACCGCGTGTCAATGCCCTTTTGAGCAATGCCATGCCCTTTTTTAGCCACTTTCTTGAGATTAGCCATGAAGGCTATGGGAGCACCTACATAGTTAAGGAAGAGGTCAACCGACGTGACTTGGAAGTATTTGTATATTTACCTAAAAAGAGTAACAATCCGCTTCAACTATTGTCAGTAGATTATAGATATACATTTGATATATACAGTCCGGGATATGCTTTTCTACTTAATGACGAATATACTATCAATTCCAAATTATGTGAATGCACGTCGTTAGATTCGGCAAACCATATATATACATTCAAAACTATTTCACAATTATCATTGCTTCATTTTTCATTCCATGCTCCCAATGCAGCGAAACCTCCTGAAGAAAAGAGGGTGGGAGCGTTTCATGTACGAGTAGATACTATCGACCCGCAGTTATTTCGGGCATTCGTGCCTCACCCGGTTGGCGCGAGTGCGGCTTACTACCATTTCCATGAATTGGATTCCAGTATGAATGGGTACTATACCTCTCGCCACCCGGACCCACCGGTCCATGAACTGGGTAACTACTTGAGTCAACCGATGCATCATGAACATAAAAAACAGATGAGGCAGGTAGACGAGCATAACCTGGTATCGTTGGTAGTCGCCCCCATCTATGACATGTTGGTAGACCAAATACTGAACCCGTTGATACAACGTCGGTTACCACCTGGCACAGTGATACCAGTTCCGACAATTTATGACCCTAAACAACTGGTAAAATCATGTGCCGACATGAAAACGAACCCCGACCCGAAACCGGCTTACTTTGGAGGTAAGAAAAAACAAAAGGAACTAAAATCCAGAAGAAGAACCAAGAAGCGTCCGCGTAACATATGAGCATCGATTTACCGATATAGATTCTCACCAACGAATAGGTTTCCCACCCGTTCAATATGTAAACGTAACTTGGCCATTTGCCAATTAACTACATAATCAAAGTCTTGGTCTTCAAGTGCACCGAGACCTTTATTGAGGAGACGATGTATTTTGGCGTTTTTATAGAAAATATTATAATACATAATAGTCATGGTGTGGGCATGGTCTTCGAGATTGGAGATATAATACTGAAAATCCCGCCATTTCATGGTATGGGCTTGTTCGTTGACACGGCGAATGACCTGGGGGTCGATTTTGTCTCGGTATTGGCGGTCGGCTTGGATGGTACGGGTGATGAGGTCGATATCCGCACTAAAGAAGGCTCTGAACTTTTCATCACGAGCGATTTCTTCGGGGGTCTTGGAGATAACAGCTTTCTTGAGGTCGTCAGGGAAATCGGTGGCCGATAGGGTAGATACGGTGGGATATGTCGACATGGACGATGGACAACACAATGTATAGTATGAGGGCACATTTTATTGTCTTGGGGATAGGGGGTCGTGAATCAATTTTTCAACGGGGCCCATGGGTGGGAACATAATTATCTCGGGTTAGTGTAGAAGACGTACGAATACGACCCCCATCCAATCACCACACATGAACATGAACCCGGTGGATATCTTGGTCACGACGGACCGGGGGCTCGCTGCCGTGGACGAGCAGGGTACGGCCACCTTACAAACCCATTATTACCCCATTCCGTGCACGGACTCCCGAGTAACCGCGACCGGGGCCATCCAATACACCTTCTTGGGACGGGCCAACACCCCCAACGCGGTCTTACTGTCCTCGAGCTTGGCCACGGGGAACTTACCCTTGGGGTACCAGGTGACGGAGCTCTGGGTCTGTGGGAGTCGGGCGGTGGTCGAGGCGACGTTTGGGGTTTTAGGCGGCCTCGGGGGGGACTCGGGGGCCGTGGTCTTGGTCCACCGGCCGATCACCAACGGGGTGCCCTTGTACGTGGTCTTGGGGATGGGGGGCTCGGGGGCGGGGGGCGAGAACCCCGTCTTGGAGGCCCTGGCCCACCCGGTGGACTACACCAAGAAATCGGTCCAGGCGGCCCCGGTGGAGGTGGCCGTGGAAGACTGGCTGGCGGCCGGCGGAGCCGGCACGGGGGTCGCGGCCTGGACGGTGTACGAGGACGTGCAGGACCGGTGGGGGCAACCGTGTGTGGTGGCCGTGTGGCGGGGACGGTTACCGGGGGTGTCGGGGACGGTGGGGCCGGCGCGGGCGCCGGGGGGTGGGTTAGGGTTTCTGGAGGGAATGACCGACGGACCCTTGACGATTCCTCGGGGGGACGACCCCGGGTACTCGTACCAGGAGTGCTCGGTGGTGGAGGTGGACGGGATTGATGTGGGTGCCGGGGGGGAGGCCAATTATACGTTTCAAGTCTCGGCGAACAGCCCCTTGGTGAAACAGGGGATGGACGCGGCGTACTCGAACAATGTGAGTAACGTGGTGTTGTACTTTATCGCCGCGATTGTCATTTATTTTGGTACCCCGGTGGTGTACCGGACCCTGCTATGCCAGGTGCTGGCCAAGATGGAGGGCGGCCTGGGAGGGAGTGGGGGGATAGTGGACTATTTACGGACCACGCAGAATGTCCTGGGCTTGGGGAATTACCGCGGGTTGACGGTGTTGTTCAATGCCGTGTTCTTGGTGGTGGTGGTGTCCCTGGGACTGGCGGCTCGGGGTGGGGGGTCGGACCAGTGGTCGCTGTACTCGACTCTGGTGTTCTTGGTGCTGGCCTGGGTCATTGGGTACGCGGGGACCGTGGCGATGCCGCTACCCCCGGGGTGCTAGACGGGGGCAATACATAATATAAAAACATGGTCTATCCTATAGGTATCTATAGGATGAACCCGGATTTAGAGGCCGAGAATCAACGCCTACTTACCGAAATTGAGAAATTAAAAAAGCAGCTTGAAAATGGCACCATGTACCGTAAAAAATACTATGAGAAGAACAAAGAAATCGTCAATGAAAAGGCCAAGCAACGTATGAAGCGACTGGCGGTCGAAAATCCAGAAAAAATCAAGGAATACAAACGTACGTACTATCTCAAGAAGAAGGAGGAGCAAAAGAAACGGTTGGAGTCGTCCGAGGGGGCGGAGGGTTTAGGCACCTCTATGTAAGAATCCCACCCGGGGCTCGGGGACGCCGGGCTGGGGGCTGACTCAGATGGCGAGGGCCGCCGAGGGCACTCGAGCCAATTTGGTCTAGCGAAGCTAGACTTGCCCGCGGGTTATGTCCGCGTGTCTATGATATTATCTGATCATATCATATACACACTTGGACCCCGTGACCCGTGATAAGGGTCATGGTAAACATGCGGTGGAATCAGGTCGCCGAGAATACGCGCTGTAACAGCTTTGAATACAACCCGATGTATAACCCGATACAATTCCAAGCCCAGTTGTCGCAAATTGACCCATCCATCAATACCACCTTTGTCCAACCACACCGGATGTTGTTTGCCAAAATGGTGGGTATTACCACCCATCGAAATCCGCCACCACAACATCGTAGAGACGATGGGGAAGAACTGAATCAACGGGGTTTACTAGTAAAAACGGTTTTAACCAGTCAATATGACCTTTCGAATAACCCAAATTTGGTGGTCTACACAGTAATTTATTCCTATCTCTTTGATTATCAAACAACATCGGGTGTATCATTTAGCTGTGGTCAACACTATAATATTAAAATTAACCAGAAGGATGCCTTCGTCACATGCCTTGCTGTATTACCCAATAATCGATATATGTTTTTGAAAAAGGTACCCATAGCCCATTTTACGTTCCATGCTCCTGCGGTCTTGAGAAAAGAAGAGAAATACAAGGGTGCGTTTCATCTGAAGGTTGATATGATGAACACGAATAACATAGTACCTTACAGGCCTTTCATTGTTGACCACCAGGTAAACCGGTTCTATCGGTTTGATGATTTTGATACTCTACTCGATGGGCTATACACGTCTACCGATACATCCTTGGATATTAATGAGCTGAAACTGTTTCGACTGAAGGAGCCGTCGGTCGTCACCACCTATATGGTCAATGGCTCTATGGTAGACTATATCACTGATATCGTTAAGCCCATTTACGATACAATTGTGCAAGATGTGTTGAATCCACTTGCGGCGACTGCATTGATGGGAACCGTATTCACTACTCCGGTGCCATATATCCCAGACAGGAGGGTTAGGTATTGTAGAATGGCCAGGGTATACGGTGGTAGTCGAACACGGCGTACACTGAAAAAGAGGTGCAAACCGGGTAGGAAAGGTCCGTCTAAACGTCGTACAATTCGGTGGTATTAACCGTGGATCTCGGGGTCATACTCCCCGTCGTCCTGATTCATCCAGTCGGTTTGGATGTACTTAAACCCTTCAAACTGCATGAAGAGCCAATCCATCACAAAGATATGTTCATCCACGGTGCGTGTTGTTTTCTGAAGAAGTCGGTCGAGTTTCGGATGATAGTTAATGAGTGTGTTGTATTTGAGTAGCATGATAGCATCGGTCGTCTTTTGTTGGAAAAACTCGTTGAACGTCTTGGTATGTTGGACCTGCTTGTTCATCTGGTAGATTTGCTCGGGGTCGATTTCGCCCCGGTACCGGGTAGCATGGTCAATCGTATACTGGATGAAGTCCCGGTCGGCACTGAACAGGGGGGCACACTTGTTACCCATACCGTCCTCGAGGAGGTCGTGAGGGACGGGGGGTCCGGAGACGGCGGAGGCGACTTCCGTGGACATGTGTATCGGGTGTCGTATAGGGTACTGGGAGATAATATCTGTATGGGTATCGGGTGTTTGAATCAATTTTTGTATGGGGGTCTCGGGGACGCCAGGCTTGGGGCTCTCAGATGGCGAGGCACCGAGCCAATCTGGTCTGGCGAAGCTAGACTTGCCCGCGGGTTATGTCCACGTGTCTTGGATGGGTGTCTTGGAACCATGTCTCATACTTACATGAGAGATGGGTTTGGGGGTAGGGTCTTGGGGTATGAGGTATTTGGGTATTCAAATAAAAATGTGGTATTAACCGTGGATCTCGGGGTCGTACTCCCCGTCGTCCTGATTCATCCAGTCGGTTTGGATGTACTTGAACCCTTGAAACTGGAGGGAGATCCAATTCATCAAGAACATGAAGTCGTCGACTGTGCGTGACTTTTTTTGGATCAGGCGGTGGACCTTGGGAGTATAACTCAATAGGTTGTTGTATTTGAGTAGCATCATGAGATCCGTGGTTTTCTGATTGGCGAATACGTTGTAGTTATCTGTGTTTTGGACCTGTTTGTTCATCTGGTAGATTTGCTCGGGGTCGATTTCGCCCCGGTACCGGGTGGCATGGTGAATCGTATACTGGATGAAGTCCCGGTCGGCACTGAACAGGGGGGCACATTTGTTACCCATACCGTCCTCGAGGAGATCGTGGGGGACGGGGGGTCCGGGGGCAGCGGACGCGACTTCCGTGGACATGTGTATCGGGTGTCGTATAGGGTACTGGGAGATATTATCTGTATATGGTCTTGGATATTGGGTATTGAGTCTTGGGTATGGGGTCTTGGGTATGGGGTCTTGGGTATGGGGTCTTGGGTATTGAGTCTTGGGTATGGGGTCTTGGGTATGGGGTCTTGGGTATGG